TCGACCTCGATAACCTTCGCGCGGTGGGTTGCGACACGCTTAGCCGTTTCGCTACGGCGTTTTGCGGTCTGGCCGTTGTGCTTGTCGAAGTTCTGAAGGGCCAAACCAGAATCTAGAATCTGCATCCAGCCCGCATCTGAAAGAGCTTTTACGAATCCGGGCGCACCCATCAACCTATCTAGTACCGCTGGCGTAACATTTTTTGCGTTACCGTCTAACGTGTGTTGGTCGAACCAGCGGAACAGGCGCATCAGCTTGCCAACCGTCAAGTCCGGATCGTCCCAAGCCATGGCGACCGTGATTGCCAACGTCTCCGGCTTGTCCGGAAGCGCGCAGTCGAACTTGAGCCATTCGCCGGCCATCAGGCTGCGTCCCTCATCTGCCGCAGCGTGCGTTCCAGCTCGCTCTGCAGCGCCTCGGCCTTCGCCATCAGGCGCGCTTGGCGGTGCTGGTCGCTGTGCAGGTACTTGCTCGCCAGATACTCGATCGGTGAGAAGTCTTGCGTCACCTGCATGTACAGCTCAAGGTCGTCAACGTTGAACCGCTGCGTGTCGCCATCCGCGGGCCGCAGCTTCCGCGAGAGGGTCGACGGCGCCATGTCCATGTCGCCCGCGATGCTCTTGGCCGGCCGCTTTTGGCGCTCCAGGCGGTGGGCGATGAAGGTCCGCAGGTTCTGGAAGTCGTCCGCTAGGTCCGACTCGAAATTGAGAGTCAGTTGCGGCGTCTTGGGGGCAATCGGAGAGACGGTCATGACGCGTTGCCGTCTCTTGCCATCTCAGCGAAGGGCAAAAAAAAGGACGATGCGTTCACGCCGTCACCTCAGCCGCATTGAAGTGGACAAACAGCGGCTGCAGCGTCCCGTAAGTCGGGTTCTTCCGATCGCCATACGCAAGCTTGCGTAGCGTGTTCTCGGAAATGCCGGTCGCTTTGGCGATGCCAGGCCACGCCTTGCGGTCGGCTTTCAGCGCATCGCGCAACTCAGGAAGGGTAGAAATGGGCGTCGTCATGCACGCGAGTATTGTCCCTCGGAAGGGAAATAGCAATCCCCCGCAGGGGATATTTTTTTCGAGACACTTGGTCATGGGACAAAACCTGACCAAGACGGTCTGCGACAACGCGAAGGCGTTGCTTCTTGAACGTCATCCGGACGTAGGGATACTGGCGCGCGCTCGCGCTACCGGAATCGGGAAGGGAACCGTAGAACGCATCCTCAACGGGACCGCGAAGCTCGACCTAGAAGTGGTGGAAAAACTTGCGCGAAACTGCAAAGTGGACCCTTGGCAGCTTTGCGTGGAAGGGTTCGACCCTAAAGCGCCACCACTTTTGGCTACCGAAGCGCAGCAAGTACGTGCGCGGCTCCAGTCAATACGGGCCTTCCTTGATGCCGGCCCACTAGTAGAGGAGCCTCGGTTGTCGGAAAATGGAAAGTCGCACAAGGCGACTTATTCATTCCAGGACGACGATGATGGCGGTTCTACAGTTCCCGAAAAAAAGTCAGGACGTAAAGCGAAGTCTTCGTGAGCTGTACGCACAGGCCGAGCGCAACGAAATTGAGGGCATCTGCTGGCTAGTGCACAAAGGTGCAGGAAGTCACGAATCCGGGATCTCTGGCACTTACAGACAGCGCCCGAACAAAGCCTTGGCCGCCATCGTGAAGGCCACGGCGGCGCTCTACGCGTACGCGGTCCGCAAGGAAGTTGATCCACTTACTGCGACGGACGTCATGGGAGGTATGCGTTGAGGAATCTGCTAGTTGGCCTGGCTCTAGTCTTGCCGTTGCAGGGCTGCTTTTTTCTGTTCATCCCCGGAAGTGTTGTTAACGCCGCAACAGACGCAGTGACCGGCGCTGAAGGCGATCATTGCGTCTCTGAGTTCGCCAAAGTGGGTGACACGATCTCCGACCCCGCCACTAGCCGGACTGCGACGATCAAGTCCCTGTCCGGTCGGTCGACGCGTTGCACGCAGGACGGCAAGCCGATTCGAGCCAAGCTGACGTTCAATTAGTCGGCCTTCTCGCACTGCCAGTGACCCGCGCAAGCGGGTTTTTTTACGCCCGGGACTGTTACAATTTTGTCCCCTGCAAGGGATTGCTAATGTCCCGCTGCAGGGACATACTCTCTCTCACCCGCTGCACACCGCAGCGCGACGGAGAGAGCGATGCAGATCATCCCCAGCCTGAACCCGGAAGTCCTCGCGGACCGCGACTTGTACGAGGAAAGCGTCGCGCAGGAGCAGTGGGCCGAACTGCGCCAGGCGCCGCACGCGGTGCCGTTCCACCGCAACAGCTTGTGCCGCAACTTCGAGCTGACCGACGAGCAGATCGCCACGCTTGTGTGGTCGGTGGCGCGCGCCAAGCTCAACGACGAGCTGCGCAACTGGCACCTGATGCAGATCGCCGCGACGGTGACGGAAGCCGTCGAGAAAATGGTCGAGACGTACGCGTTTGAGCAGGCGCTGGTGGCGTCATGAGCGCCCTCCTTGAGCCGCTCGACGACGCGTGCCTGTTGGCCTACCAAGCCCATCTGCTTCACAGCGAGCAGGCAGGGACGTACCACGTGTTCCGTGCGGGATGGCTGGCGGCGAAGGCGGACAGCGCGAAGGTGCCCGCATGACCGCGCTCCTCACGCAAGAGCAAGTCGACGCGATCTTCGCGCTGCGCGACGCAATGCTCGCCGTGCAACTGAGCGATGCGGCGCTGGCGGCGGTGCGCGGCGGCGTGCCGGAGTTCGATCGCGACGATTTTGAAGCGCGGCGATGAGCTCCTACGGCTGGATCTTCCTAGCCCTAATCGCCGGCGTGGTCCTGATCTACGCAATCCGCGCCCTGATCACGTTCGCCGAACACGCCATCGACGAGCACGTATTCGAGGACGCCGACATTGGCGGCGGTTATTCACGACACGAGGATGGCAAATGAACACCACGCAGAGCTATCGGCTTCACAGCATGGCGCGTCACCGCGCAACGACCGGCCGCATTCGCGCATTCGTCATTGGCGCGTTCATCTGCGAACTGTTGCATCGGATGTTTGCATGAGCACCGATCGCAACGCGGCATTACCGACGGCCGTGGCGATGCTCAACGAGTACGCCGACCTCGAAGAAAACTCGGCCGTCCACGACCTTCCGCGTCGGCAGAAGCGCGCGAAGTCGTACGCGGCTGAGATTCGCGCCGTGGCTTTCGCCCTCGGCCGTCAGGAGGCGTCCGGCGGGGCGGTGCCGGTTTACCAGATCGAATGTGACGGAAGCTGGAACGACGTGCACGCGCTGCAATACGCACAGCACGATGGCACAAACAAGCGCGTCCTCGCCGCCGCCCCCGTCGCGCCAGCGCCCAGCGAGCCGGCTGCACGGAGCGATGCGCCGGTCGCCGCGTTCGCGCAGTTGAAGGCCGCGCTACAAGCCGATGCCGAGTACGCGTGGTCGTGGCACTGCAACTTCGCCATGCCGATCATGGATTCGATCCACTGCAGCGCGGTCGATGCAAACAAGGCCGGCGCCTCTCTCATGCGGCACGTGTTCGACATCGACATCCGGAAGCATTCGCATTGGAACCACGATGCTGCACGGAGCGATGCGCAGCCGCGTGCCCCCCTGCCGAACGCACCGTATACGCACATCTGCCCGAAGTGTCACGAGCCGGCATGGATGGAGCGAGCATGCGAGGAGTGCGGGACGCCGACCGAGTCGGTTGCGCAATGGCTGGATCACCAGCGCGCTTGTACGCCGGAGGAAATGGCACCGATGGTGGCCGCCTTAAGCGATGCGCAGCCGGTAAACGAGCGGGCGGCGCGCGAAGAGTTCCTGCGCGAGATTGCGGAATGCGGCGTCGCGTGGCGGAAGCTACCGGCAGTTGAGCGGGCTCTGAACACGTACCTGCTCGACGCCCTCGCGCAGTCGCCAGCGCCGCAGGAGGCCACATGACCGTCGCCATTTCCTCCCGCTTTACCGGCCCGCGCGAGATCCGCGAGAACGGGCGCTACGAGGCCGTTCTGCCGGCAGCGGCAACGCAAGTCGAATTGGCATTACAGGCCGGCGCAATGGCGTCGAAGCTCGGCGCGGCTTACGAGCGCGTGCAGACGCGGCGGCCGACGTGGGTGGAACGCTTGATGGCGACGGTGCGCCGTGAGTGATGACGGTGGATTTATCTAATTGCAGACAGGCGTGCATCAGCCTTTGATCGATGCGTTACTTACGGAGAAATACAAGATGGCACTCATTGCGACCGATAGCGGTGGTGGAAACTTCAAGCAGATTCCGGGTGGCGTTTATATCGGCCGGTGCTATCGGCTGATTGATCTCGGCACGCAACATGGCGAGTACCAGGGCGTTCCGAATCTCAAGCGCAAGGTGATGGTGTCGTGGGAACTGTTCGGTGAAGACGCCGACGGATTGCCGCTGACGACCGACGACGGCAAGCCGCTCATGATCAGCAAGCGGTACACGCTGTCGCTCGGAAAGAACGCGGCGCTGCGGTCCGACCTCGAATCATGGCGCGGCAAGTCATTCACCGATGCGGAGTTGAAGGGCTTCAACGTCTCCAATCTGCTTGGCGTGTACGCGATGGTGAACGTGACCATCGACGAGCGCGACAACAAGACGTACAGCAACGTCAAGAGCTTGTCGCCTCTGCCGTCAGCGTTGAAGAACAGCAAGCCGCCCGCGGTCAATGACAACGAGGAATTCGACGTCACGGCGCCGGATATGGAAATGTTCGAGCGGTTTTCGGACAAGCTCAAAGAGACCATTCGCGGCTGTACCGAATGGAAAGCCAACGGCAACGCGGCGGCGGTCGCGACGCGGCCGGAACGTGAGTTGGCGACGACGGCTGACGACGACGACATCCCGGACTTCTGATGTTCGCCGCCGATCCCGAAATTGTCCGCGCCATGACGCCATCCCGCTCGCCGCAGCAGACGGCGGGGTGGTATCAGGCGCGCACAGGCTGCCTAACTTGCTCGCGCCTGAACGACGTGATGGCAACGCTCAAGGGCGGGAAGCCCGCCAAGTGCCGCGAGGACTACCTGGCCGAGAAGATCGTCGAGCGCATCACCGGCGACATGGCGGACCACTACACGACCGCGGCCATGCAGCGTGGCATCGATCTGGAGCCGGCCGCCATCACGGCGTACGAGGCGCGCAAGGGCGTCCAGGTGAAGCCGGTGGGCCTCATCCCGCACAAGACGATCCCGTTCTTTGCGGGCTCCCCGGATGGCTTCGTGGGGCACGACGGAATGATCGAGGTCAAGACGTGCGCCGCGCGCGAAAAGTACCTGCGCATCGTCATGTCGCGGGACTACGAGGAATACCTGAATCAGATTCAGGGAAACCTCGCCTGCAACGGCCGCGCGTGGTGCGACCTGATCGTCTACGACGACCGCTTCCCGCCATCGCAGGGACTGCACATCGCCCGCATTGAGCGTGACGAAGAACGTATTTCGAAGATCGAGACGGCGGTGCGGGCGTTCCTCGACGAGCTGAACGACATGACACAACAGGCTGAGCTGGCGCTTGGCGGAGATTGCACATGACCGACACCGATCGCAACGCGGCATTGCCGACGCCGCCCGCTGCGTGGGACGAGTACGCGATGCGCGAAGCCCAGCGACTCTGGAATCTGCCGCCGATGCCGCGCACGCAGATGGTCGCCTGCGTTCACGTCACGCTCGTCGACGCGATGCGGTTCGCCCTCGGCCGTCAGGAGGCGTCCGGCGGGGCGGTGCGTGATCGAATCATCAGCGCATACCGTGAGCATTACGACTTCCCGTCGTTCTCGGCGATGCACCATTTACGTGACTGCATCGACAGTGAGCTAGATGCACTTGCCCCCGTCGCGCCAGCGCCCAGCGAGCCGGCTGCACGGAGCGAGTTCATCGAATACGCGAAGGGCGAATTAGCCGCAGGTCGCTTCGTGGAAATCAACCCTGAGGATCGGCCTGCTTTCTTCGGTGAGCCGGCTGCACGGAGCGATGCGCAGCCGGTGGACGAGCGGGCGGCGCGGCTGAAGGCGGACGACCCCGCGGAGTACGCGTACTGGACCTTCGATGCCCGTCGGAAGGGCTACGGGCCGTGGAAGCAGTGCCCGCAGAGCGAGCGTGATGCTTTCAAGACGGAGTACCGCGCCGCCCTCGCGCAGTCGCCAGCGCCGCAGGAAGCATCGCCGAGCGCGAGCGGCGTGGCGGAGCGTGCCAAGTGGGCGGAGGGCTTCGTCGAGCGATCCGGCTATGCGGCGTCGCGACCATTCGTCGCCCCGCAGTCGCCCGCAGGTTCGGCGGACGCGGCAGAGGGAGGTGCAGCGTGAGCTTCGATCCGGCGAAGTGGAAGCTCGTGCCGATCGAGCCGGACGACGATCTGTTGCGCCGAGGCGTGCGTGCGTTTCAGCACGGCTATCACGGCGACGACAGCCTCGCGGACTGGCGTGCGTTCTATCGCGAGGTGCTATCCGCCGCCCCATCCGCAGAGGGCGAGCCGACAGATGCGAGGGATGGGTGGATCAGCGTTGAAGAGCAGCGACCGGACGTAGGGACAATTGTTCTGTTGTCGAACGGATCGAGCGTCGTTGAAGTGGGCTGGCGTTCGCGGCAGTTCAGTTGCGGCTGGGCGCTGATGAGTAACGACGCAGCAGACTTCGAGGTCACGCACTGGCACCCGCTACCCGCGCCGCCTGCCGACCGAGCGCGACGAGGCGGAGCGTGATGAATACAAACTGGAAGCAGACTCCCTGCGAAGAATGGCCGGGCATGAAGAATCGCGACGGCTACGGACGAGCCTACGCAAGTTTTACAGGCGAGCCAAGGGACAAGCTCGCACACCGCTACACATGGGAAAAAGCGAATGGCCCGGTGCCGCAAGGCATGCAATTGGACCACCTGTGTCGCAATCGCGCTTGCGTCAACATCGCCCATCTCGAAGTGGTGACGCCAGGCGAAAACACGAGGCGTGGATTTAGCCCGTTCGCGATCAAGTCACGGCAGACGGAGTGCATTCACGGCCATCCGTTTACACCCGAGAACACCTACATCAGCAAAGCCGGAACGCGGAAATGCCGAACATGCAGCCGGGAAGGCACGAAGGTCGCGCAGGCCAAGATGTACGCAAAACGCCATTGCGCCGATTGCGGCGTTGCTGGGATAACGACGGGGCTTCGGTGCCGCTCATGTGCCCCTAAGTACTGCGCCCGCCTTCGCGCTGAGGCGTCGGCCCGGAAGCGCGTTGACGGTGACGCTGTACGTGATGCCGCGGTACTCGTGGATGCGGGTCATGCGGGGAGGATAGCGTGAGCCGCATCGTCTGCCAGTTCTCGTGCGGCGCGGCGTCAGCCGTGGCGACGAAGCTTGCCATCGCCCAGCACGGCGCGACCCGTGACGTGCAGATCCTCAATGCCTACCTCGCGAACGAGCATGAGGACAACCGGCGCTTCGCCCGCGAGTGCGAAGTCTGGTTCGGTCGGCCGCTCACGGTGCTCCGCGACGAAAAGTACGGCGCCGACGTGATCCAGGTCTTCCGCCGCAAGCGGTACATGAACGGGCCGATCGGAGCCCCCTGCTCGCGCGAGCTGAAGCGGAAGGTGCTCGACGCATGGAAGCTACCCGATGACGTCATGGTGTTCGGCTACACCGCAGAGGAGGCCGATCGGTTCGACGACTTCCGAGAGCGCAACCCGGACCGGCCTGTGCTGGCGCCGCTGATCGAGGGCGGCCTTACCAAAAGCGACTGCAAGGCGATGGTCGAGCGGGCTGGTATCGAACTGCCAATCAGCTACCGCATGGGCTACGACAACGCCAACTGCATCGGCTGCGTCAAGGGCGGCGAGGCGTACTGGCGCGCGATTCGCGAGGACTGGCCAGACGTCTTCGAGGCGAACTGCCTGCTGCAGGACGAGATCGGACCAGGGTCGTACTTGTTCCGCGACCGCAAAACCGGCGTGCGCTTTTCGCTGCGCGACCTCGGCGACGGACCGGTGCGTCGCAATGACGCCCTCCCGTCGTGCTCGTTCTTCTGCGAAATGGCAGAACAGGAATACGCCGCATGACGCCGCCCGTCCAGCCCGCCGAAGCCGCGCACCTGCTCGGCGTACCAGCATTACGAAAGGAATCCGCAGTGAAGACGATTGAACCGAAGCTGGACCGCCTCGCCATCTGGACGCTGGACGAGACTGCCGCCTACCTCCGCGAGAGCCGCCGCAAGTTCGACGAGACGCGGCGCCGTGAAGGCTTCCCGCGGCCTTTGGTGACCAGCGACGGCGGGTTTCCAAAGTACCGGGCCTGCGACGTCATGGATTGGTGCGCTCGGCTCGTTGCAGCTTGAGCGCCAGCGATGCCGCGTCAGCATGGAAGTAGGTCATCAGCTCCCGGATGTCACGGTGGCCGACGATGCGCGCCAATTCCAGCACATCGAACACCGCGGCCAGCCGGCTGATGCCTTCGTGCCGCGAGTCGTGGAACGTGAGGTCGAGCAGGCCGGTCTTTTCGCGGACCTTGCGGAACATCGCGTCCTTCTGAGCCGACGAGATCCCGAATCCATCGGGATACATGCCGAGAATCTGCATCGCACGCAGCGACAACGGCACGTCCCGCGCGTCGCCGTTCTTGGTCTTTGCGAGGCGGGCGACGTTGCCGTGGATCGTCCGGCGGCTCAGGCTCAGCGCTTCGCCGCCGCGCATCGCCGTCTCGATGCAGAACTCGAAGCACGCCACGGCGCGCCGGCTGACGCTAGCGGTGTCGTCACCAGCCGCCGTGTAGAGCATCGCCAATTCGCTGACGCTCACCCGACGCTCGCGCGGCGCGTTCTCCTTCGGGCGCCGCACCAGTGTGCAGGGGTTGACCGCGATCCAGTGCCACTCGTCGCGTGCCACGGCGAACACGTTGCTGACCAGATTGAAGTCCCGATTCACCGTGGACCCGCTGACGGTCTTCAAGCGCGCGTCCCGCCACGAAGCCATATCCGGCGTCGCGATCTCGTCCATGCGTTTCATGGCGAACGGCTCGCGGCTCAGCGCGACAAGCCGCTGCTGCTCGTGTACTCGCGACGCTTTCCGGACGCTCACCTCCTCGCTGTACCGATCGAAGGCGTCGCGCACCGTGCGGTTGTGCACGGACTGGCCCTGCCCCGCTCGAATCTTGCGCTCGACCTCGGTCGCCCACTGCTGCGCCTCGCCTTTCGTAGGGAAGGACTGCGCCTTGTGGACGCCCTTCAGCCGAACTTCTGCCAGCCAGGACGTGCCCCGCTTTCTAAAACTCGCCATGCGTCTGTCGCACGAACTGCCGCAAATCTGTCGCACAGCGGATGCCGAGCTTTTCGCGGTCTCTGCGCTTCTCCTGCGAAAAAGCGTATCAGAGTGCGGCGCTCTGCCGCTAGTTGCGGGATAATAGTGCCCGAGGCCGGAGCCAAGACCCTTGACTGGCAAGGGTTTGCGGGCCGCTGACGCACCAGTGCCGGAGTCGAACCGGCCAGGAACCGAACCGGGGCAGGCGAGTTGCGTCTATGCTGGCGTAACCGGCTGCGAGATGCCGAACATGCGTTCCGGCACGGTCCCTATGACAGGCGCTGGCGCTGCTGCAGGCTTGGCGAGCAGCCCGTGCAGGTTGTAGAGGCTGACGAGGAAATTCATCCACGACGAGACCTGCGGGAGCTTTTCGGGTGGCACCAGCGGCGTCACCGCAGCAACGACAGCGGCGGCCTTGTCGGCACCGGACGACGGCGCTGTGAACACGGTCTCGGCTTGCGTGATGAGCGCCGGCAGCAAGTTGAGCACGGCGGTGAAGTTGGCATTCATGGGCGGTCCTTCGGTTGGAATGGGTACTGCGGGAGAATCTGTTGCGGCTGGCGCCTCGACGTCGACCGGCTGGTGCACAAGACGCAGCAACGCGATAAGCACGCCCAGCACGGCCATCGTCGGCGCGTACCAGTGGGCGTGCGCGATGAAGTCCAGCGAAGGATTGGTGTCGACGAGCTGCTGCGCGCCTTCCCGTATGCCACTGATAACGACGAGCAGGACTGCGGCGCGGACGGAAAACCATCCCCAGGCTTGCCGCCAGTTCGGGACGAGCTTGAGCGTCACGCCCACTTGCCTGTGCGCATCATTTGCGCGAGTTGCACGGCTCGATTACCGACCTGCTTCGCCCACAGGCTGTCGAGCATGGCGGCCGCCGCATCGTTGTAGCGCGCGTGTTCGATGAGCGACAGGGTGTTCTTGAACGCCGACAGCCGCGGCCAGCCCATGTTGAAACACATGTCCGTAAGCACCGCTTGGCGCACGTCATCCAACGCCTGAAAGGCGCGGAAGCCTGATGCAAGCGCAGTCCGCGCCACAGAGATGTCGTACGCGAGCATGGCGTCTGCCTCAGCAGCCGTGATGCCGTTGTCAGTCAGGTTTCGGCCAACACCGATGGTCGTCTTACCCACCGTGTCGACGTAAGGTTTAAGCCGCACGCCCTCGTGCGCTTTGAGCATGGTGATGAGCGGGTCCATCAGAGGCTCCCTGGTCGAACAATCTCGAAGTCGGCGCTACGCCACGAAACCTTGAAGCTGCGCACGGACCCGTCGACAGGCACGCTGCCTGCGGCGTAGTAGCGGCCAGGGTCGTGCGTGACAAGGAAGTCAGCGGGAATGATTAGCTTTGCGCTGATGACGGTGTGGTCGCCGGGGCTGACGCTGATCGGCTCGGGCTTGAGCACCTCGCGCTCGCCGGTCTCAGCGTTTACAAGCCAGCGGGCGCCGGTGTAGGCGGTTTCATCGGCCTCGGTACTGATGCGGCGTACCGACATCACCAGCGCCGCAAAGAACAAGGCGACGCCCAATTCGCGAAA